GAATACCATGCGGAAGGGCCACATCAATAAACGTGCTAATGTTTTCATTCTGCCTCCCTTATTGGTTTATCCGTCAGGGGCTTCCAGAACTTTCAGGCTTACTCCTCCCAAGAACCCAAGGAACCCCCCGATTATAGCTGTGACCACCTCGACAGCTTCCATTCTCATACCTATCCATATGCCAAATATCGAGAATACCGTACCACAAATCAGAGCGGTGAGAATCTGTGGGCGTATCTTATTTGCCATTCTTCCCTCCTAATCGAAAAACGCCAAGCCGTTTTCCAAAAGCACTCCACTCACTTACGGTCACTCGCCCATCGGCAAGCATATTGATACCGAATTCAGCAACCTCTTTGCGCTCCTCTGGGGTATCGAGCGAGCCAACCATGCGTAACGCCAACCGAACTAATGCCTTGGTGTCTGGTGATAAAAACCGCATAACTAATCCGAGCATGATGACCTCCTTCTACGTCTGCACTGTTCCAAGATTTCCGAGAATAGTCGATAGCTGCCGTGGTCTACGATCTGGCTGAATAGTTAATATATTCGTGGTGGCATCGTAGTTTGTAGCCATAATATAGAAAGTGCGGAGATCATCCAGTTCGGGAGTTGCTGCGCTACTCGGAACGAGGTCTTGGATTCGGATAACATCACCAGATCGAACACGCCAGAGCGGTGATTCCTCCAGCCGTCCACCTGTATCTGTGCTTGCAGTAGAGAATATCCTTCCTGTCACAGTAAATGCCTGCTGTTGCCGTGGCAACGCCCTATCAGCTACTTTCATCTTGGCAGAATCGGCTTGGGTGTTCGCATTCGTTCCTGTCTGGAGCGTTGCGAGTTCTTCTCGTCTGGGGTATAACACCAGACTCGCTGCATCGGTCTGGGTCGTTCCCTCTGTGCCACCTACCACTGGAGTTATGGCATTGCGGAGGGTTAGTGCTGATTGCTGTAACGTCAGATTGTCGAGATTCTCTAGGTATACTAGCCAATCGATATTCGTCACAGCTCTTTTGAACAGATAGGGAATACGGTTATCCCATATGGCGAAAAACCAAACCGCTTGATCGTCATCGGATAACTGGGTTAGTTCGTTGATATACTCCTGCGGGTACTTTCGGCTACTCAAATCGATCCCAGCCAGATCACGGCTCCCAGCGGTAATGTTGGTTTGGTCACTGTTAATATCAGGGCATTCCTCAGTTAATATTTCCTTGATAATCTCATCTATCTGATGCCCCGAACCTGATGTCCAGTCCGTATGGTCATCATCGGAATATAACTGGTCGCGAGTGGCAGACCAGTACCCTAAACAGTTGACTAGAATACCGTGATCCAAATTCTGAACCTTGAGGGCGATGTCAGTAATCCTGCCCTCCCAAACTATGTCATGCGCTTCATAGATAACCACTCGGTAGAAGTGAAAACCACGTTTGCCCTCACGTGATAGCCATTGCCACGCCTGATCGAATCCCATAGTCAGCATAAAAGTAGCATCCCGGAATCCACCATTGAGAGCGGTGGTGAACGACAGTTTGCTGATGCGTTCTGTCAGATCGTCAATCAGCGTTGGCGATGTAAGGTTGTTATCAAAGAGCCGAATCTGTAACCCAGCAGCCATTATGCACCAGCCACATACAGGTATCGAGGTCGATAGGTAATGCTGACTGTGAAGTATTCCGCATCGCCAACGTAATCATCGTCCTGACCGACCATATAGATGCGTGTGCCTTCTGGGTGGGCCATAGGGCTGCGCCCAAGCTGGTTGGTTGGGAACGACTGCACTACGTCCGAGGTATTGAGGATGTAGAGTCCCTTGATCTTGCTCATACTGTCTAATAGGAGAACGTCCGTTGCTGCCGTCTTGGATACATAGTTACTCCCGTGATCTACTGGCAGCAATAAAACCCAGTCGATATACCAATAAATCTCCTGACCGTAATTGATGCTGAGATCGACAGATGTTGCCTCATGGACGATCAGCGTAAATGTCCCTGCCGTTTGCCCCTCTGGAGTGGCGACTGGAGGAATGACTACCGATCCAAGATCGAGAATCTCAGGATTTGAAACCTCATCAGCAGTCAGAGTATCGGCAGTCATGGCAATAAATGAGGCAGTAGAAGGCGTAGTAGTGTCCAGTAAACTGAGGCCACCATAGGTATAGTTCAGGCCGAAGGTGAAATTGGAAGCATTGATAGTTCCCGTTCCTGTATTGCCTGTACCGTTTGCGACATGAACTGCCACAAGGCAGCGATAGATGCCCTCTGGCAGTGTAGAGAAAGCCCATTGATGCCGGAAGCGAACAGCAGCCGTCAACGACCTAGCCCCACCCCCACCTGTAACCTCCAGAGCCTTGCTCTTCCGTACACTATTACCGCTGAACTTCGACCCTGATGCCGTATTGTCAGCGGTGAAGGTGAAACCTGTGAGACTCGCTGTTGCTGCTGCGGTGCTATCTTCGCCTTCGTTGTATATATCAATATCATACTGCCGTCCTGCGTGTCTCGCACCAGCCCAGAACTCATCGTGGTTCGCACTCTCCAGCACTCGTACTTGAAGAAGCGCAGGCACATCTCCCGGAACATCCTCAATATCTATGAAATTCTGCTGGGTCTGTGACGCATCCTCGAAATGGTTGCCCACTCTCATGCTTGAAGCCCACGCTGCAGGCACAGCGGAGGCCAGAACCGCTATTACGTTGTCGATATATACTACTCCAGTCGCATCGGCAGCAGTGGCCTCTAGGCGCAGCCTCAGCGTTACCTGAGTCACGCTGCCGGGAACAGTGTTGTTGTTTGCAGTGAGCTTCACGAAACTAGAAGCATTGACGGTAGTAGTGGATACCTCTACATCGGTTCCCGTATTGTAGTCTAACTCCATCACCACCTTGCAATTGGTCAGTTCATCAACCCGAACCCAACACTGAAACGACCATACCTCGGTAGCATCGACATCAGCGAGAACTTGGTTCCTCTCGATTACCTGACCGCTACCACCAGAATCGGTCATCACCAATTTCAAAGAGGCGAGCCCATCTTTCTTGACCGATGTATCCCTTGCGGTGGTTCCTGTTGCCGTCTTGCTTTCAGTCCAATCTGCTAGGGCTGTACCAGCGACTTCAAATCCTGCATCAAATACGTAATTCTGGATCGTTTCATCTGCACCATAGGCGAATGGTTCACAGAGTAACGTCAGTCTCGCAGTCGTAAAGCTAGTGTTGGTAGCATGTACTGGGCCAAACTCGTCACCAATCTGCAACACCCCTTCCAGAACGTAGAAGTCAATCTGATTGGTAGCATTCTCCCACTTCCGCCTTAGCTTCAGTTGGCTGCCGATACCAGTGGTATGGAATTCCGCACCACGTTCGAGGATCGCATTCACGGCGTTGACGTTAGCAATCAGGGTATCTTGATCTGCTCCGAGTATCCTGAGAATGACTGTGACAACCCTGTTCGTATAGACCCTCTCAACGAGATCAGAGCCATGCCGAAATAGGTTCGCCCCACCTCGTGCCATGCGCCTTGCTGGTATCGGTGTCATGAGGGAACGTGCCGAATACGCTGCATTATCATTCAAATCCAGCGTGGTACTGTCATTGACTAGCTGTAGCGTCCAAGCCATTACGCTGTACCTGCATTCATTTCTTGATTCTCAAGAACATTCGACCCTGTAGGGCCATTCATTACTTTGCCAATTGTTTTGCCATCGATGCTGAGTTCTATTACACCAGACCCTTCTGGAGCATTGGGATCACCCGATTGTCCGGGGCCTACCCATGTATGAAGTTGCCCACCTACCTGATAGGCTGACGGACTTGTTGCAACCAGAGGGCTTTGCGAGCGATCAAACATTGCTCGTTGACCCTCCAGATTTAGAATGCTTTGGAACAGTTCTTCACGATACCTTTCTAGGTCACGTGTTTGCTGGAATTTCTTTGCAGTTGCCTCCCAATCGGTCTTTCCAAAGATGTTATCAAGTGTAGTGCGTACGCCTGCTGCCGAGTCTACGACTGCTGCCGTGATTACATTTGCTATCGTGCCTCCGCCTACTGCCGTGCCTCCGCCTACTGGCGTGACTGCTGGCTCGTCAGCTATTGAGGTTTTTGGTTGAAACCGTACATCCTCTGATGGGTCTTTGGTGGGTTCGGTTCCGCCAACGCCTAGAGTTGGGAGTTCGGCAATTTTATCTCTCCCAATTACATCAGCCACTTTATTCCATGCCCTGATAAAAACGTTGATTCCCTCAATAAGGTTATTGATTGTCCTCCTGAATACTGATACGATGGATTCCCAAATTTCCTTCCAGTTATCCTTCAAGAAGAACAAACCCTTGATCAGTGAACCACCGGGAAGCAACCACCCCAACTTGCTTTGATAGATACGGGACAGAAAGTCGAAAACATCTTTTGTCTTATCTCGTATGCCACCAAAATTCGTGGCCCATGCGAGTCCTAGGGCAGTAACAGCCAAAAGAATAATCCCTATTGGCCCTGTCATTATTGCAAACGCACCAGCAACAAAGGGTGCAATCGTGGTGATCGCACCAAAGGCGATCATGAGAGGGCCAACAACGAGCATCAATGCTCCAATGGCAGCAACCACCTTGACTATGACGCCTGTGAGTTTCGGGTTTGCCTCAGTCCATGCCGTGACTTTAGAAACAGTTTTCTCGATAAAAATAGCCAAATCCGTGATGATTGGAGCCAGTTTTTCGGCAACCGTGAGCATCACTCCTGTCATGCTACCTTTCATGGTAGACATAGCATCAGTCAACTTGGCAGCTTTTTCGGCAGCTTCCTGATCGAATACCAATCCCAAGTCGTGGGCCTGTTGCCTCATGGCTATGAGACCTTCTTTGCCACTAGCCAACATGGGCAAGAGTTCTGTTCCTGCCTTGCCAAAGACATTCATTGCAACAGCAACTTTCTCTTCCTGTGTTTCCAGTCCTGCTAGTGCCTCGGTAAGTATCTGGAACTGCGTTTCTGGGCTTTGTCCCTTGAGATCATCCAGCGTGATGCCGAGCTTATCCAGATTGTCTACAGCAAGCAGTACTCCATCTTGAGCATCGACAATGGTACGCTGCATCTTCCGAACACCAGTCTCCATACCCTTGAGGGATGTACCAGACAGGTCTGCTGCCACACGTAATTCAGACAGGGCTTTCGTACTGAACCCTGTCCGTAAGGACATCTTATGTACTTCATCTCCAATGCTGCTAAACTGCTGCAGACTTTTAGCTGCAAAAGCAGTTATAAGACCACCAGCAGCAGTAGCCCCCATACCTACTTTCTTCATCTTGTCTCTGATACCGTCTAGACCCTTACCAGCCTTCTTGGTGTCAGCGGTTACGTTGATGACTACTTCATTTGCCATACGCTATAAACTCGTTGAGATATTCGCTAGGTTCTGTGCGGTTGAATTCATTGTTGCCCCCTGATTGCCATCATCGTGATCTCCAGCCAGATACATAGTGGTGTGAATCTGGAATAT